TATAAGGAGGGTCTAAATAGATTATAGTTTCATTTTTTGGGGTGGTAAATTCTACTTGTTGATAATCTAAGTTTGTTATTTCAAGTCGTTCAAGTTGTTCAAGTTGTTCAAGTTGTTCAAGTTGTTCAAGTTGTTGAAGTTGTTGAAGTCGTTCAAGTTGTTTAAGTTGTTCAAGTTGTTGAAGTTCAAACCTACCCTCTATTTTAGCTATTTGTTTAAACTTATTTATTAATTCTATTCTTTTATTTGGGTTTTCTAAATAACCATTTGCGAGTAAAAATTCATGGGCTTGTCTTTTTATTTCTTCAATATTTTTTCCGAAAAGGTAGTTTTTTTGGTTATTTCCAAAACTCCAGCAGGTTTGAGCAAGCCCCGACTTCCAATTTGTACCGTCTTTAAGCTCTAAAAATTCTTCTCTACTTATCCAATTGTAAAACTCATCTGTAACTCCGTCTTTTTGTATTTTTTTGAGTAGGTTACAAACCACAGTATTTAATTCATTATAATAGACTTGTTTAATTTGCTTTCTTTGCATAAATTCAAAGCTAATAGCACCACCTCCACCAAAAACATCGTAAATATATTTTGTTTGTGGGTTGTGAGTTAAAATATAATCAACAATTTTATTTGCTAATTTTCTTTTACTTCCCATGTAGGGGATACCAATCATACACTCCCAACCTCTAAATTACTATAACCTTCCCTAGACTGTTTAAGCTTTTCTAATTTTAGATTGTTTAAAGTCATTTGTAGCCCTTCTTGTTGTACTTTTAACCTAGCTGTCAAAATATCTATTTTAGCTATAGTTTCGTTGCATTCTTTCATTTGCTTTTCCACTTGAACAGTTAAAAGGTCAATTGCCTCTGGTTCAATTTTTGGTTGGTATGGTGGGGTGTAGGATTCGGTCATAGAATATTTTTAATTTTCATTTTTTGATTTAAAATCTGTAGGTTTAAAAAATACCACCCCTGTACAATATACTTCGTCATCTCTAAATATATCAAAAGTAGCGTTTATAAGATCTTCTGGGAGTTTATAAACCCAAGTTTGTTCAGGTTTATTTTCTGGTGCAAAAATTGCTTCAATAAAAGGATTTTCGGCTATTTCTCCGCCGTCAAAACAACCAATTTCGTCATCTACAGCTCCTCTAAATTCTGCGAGGTCATCAGAGGCTCCAAACAGTATAACAATGTTGTTTAAGGCACAGTACTCTTCAATTTCTTTGGTTGTTTCATCTCTGTACTGTCTGCCATGTAATTTTTGTGCTACATCGTTTAACATTTTTTGGCTGGGTTGGATCATAAAATTTCTTTAACAAGTTCTAGTAATTTCTTTTTTAGCTTTTTAGCTTTTACAGTCAATTTCTCATCAGATTCCTCCGCATAGTTTTTGTAAGTAGCGTCAAAGGTAAAACAAAAAGCTTCTCTTGCGGATTCAAAACTGTCGCCGTGAGCTGTCATGTCTAGCTCTTTACAGCTAAAAAGATTGTCACCATCTTTTCCGACGATTACAAAGATTTCCAAGGGGTGGTTTAGTTTATAGGTTCTGTCATCATACTTGATTTCTGTAGGGTGGGCTATGTTAATTGTAGGCTTGATCATAAAATATTGTCTTTACGCTTAATATAAAACAATTCTTTAATCAACCAATTATACAAAAATTTTGGCATGTATTTTGGCTTTGGTTTTATTACAACTTTCATTTCAATTTGAATTTTTGTCGAGATGTTATTTGCCATTTCTGCTATTTTTTTAACTGATTCATCTACAATTAGAAAAGATTCAGGTTTGAAAACGCTGGTTGTGTTGATTGTAGATTTGATCATAAAATGTTTTTAATTGTTTTTATTAAAAATATTAATTTGGTTTTCAAAATAATCTGGAGTTGCATAAGGTGAATATCTTGTAATAACAGAAAGGAAATTATCGACAGCACAAAATTCAAATTCATTATTGTATATTTTTTTAAGACACTTTTTGCTTATTTTCGTATTTCTTTTTTTGAGCCAATTAATAAAAGGTTCGTATTGTAACACATAAATTTCGGTCATAAAACATTTTTAATATTACCTGGTAAAATGTCTTCAGGTTGCCATTCAGCTTTTAGCTTTTTTAAATCTGAAATTGATTGATAGCTTCCTTTGTCCGCATAATCACTTGGCTTGCCAATAACTGTATCAAAATAAATTTGACCAACTAAGTCGCCATGTCGTAACTCTACAGGCACGGCAAAAGTCAACTCCAAACACCAGCGATTGAAAAAACCAACTTCACCAAGACCAGCTAAAGGGTGCTGTATTCCCCTTCTAGCACTTGTAGATTTGAGTTTAAAAGATGGTTGTAGGTTAGAGCCTCCAACAGTGCCTATAAACTCGTTTGTGTATGCTAAAATAAACATTCCAGGAATTGCCCAAAATGGTTTATTATGATTTAATTCAATCATAAAATATTCTAAACCTTTAAATTCAATTCTTTTAGCAACAAAAATTAACCAAAGATATTGTTTAAAAAATTTAAAGCTAAATTTTACTGATTCTTCTCTAATAAAAATATACCTACCAAGGTTAACATCAATTGATTGATCTTTGATTTGCTCTGGTTTGACACCGTCAGCAATTATATTGCCGTTTTCAATGTTTTTTAGGATTTCTGAGTATGAGAGGTGAGACATAATTATAGTATTTTTAAATATTTTAAACCTTTAATTAAGGTTTTTTTATGAGCCAAATCTTGCCAATTATTTTCATTAAATTGGTCTATTGCAGATTGTAAAATATCATGTTCTTCTTTCGAGATTTTAACATAAAAGCGTTTTGCAATTTCAACATGATCGCCATTGTAAAGACTTATATTGTCACTTCCGTTAGCTAAAATATAATCATGAAGCTTTAAGATTTCTTGATCAATAATAGATCTTTTTTTAAAAAACATATATTAATTAATTTTGGGGTTGGAAGTGTGGACATATTAATTTTTAAGCAAATATTTATTTGAAATTACTTTAAAACTTACCCGACCAAAACTTGGGTCTGTAATTTCTTTTAGGGGTCTAAAAACTAAACCTTCAAGCTCTGTTTCGTCTGCTAAATCTAGCAACTCTTGCATAGTTTTATTTTCTAATTCATGACAAAATCCAGTAATATGATCGTCAAAAGTATCTACACAGTGGGTTTTAAGTTTTTTAACAAATTCATACATATCGTCAAAATCCAAATACTTTCCTTCATTTATATCATAAACATTAAACACCCTAAAATCAGTACCTTTTATTTTGTGTGGGTTTTTTTGGATTCCCTCGCCGTAAACCTCACCTTGAACAGCAAAACCTTCAGGAAGCTTGTTTTTTAAATCAAATTTGTTTGCAATTTGCCAAAATGTATTTGACTCAGTTTCTTTTAACTCTAAATTACGACTACAAGCTCCAAACTCACCATCTTTTTTGTAAAAAGTAGCAGAACTTCCATCGTATTTTATGCTTGCATACCACCCCAGATCTTTGTATTTTTGCACCATATCCCAACAGTTTTGTATTCTAGTTTCATCTGTTTTGGGTATAAAACTTGGGAAGTTGCCTTTTGCAATTCCTGCAAGCTCTGGGCTGATAGGTGGCTCGTATTTGTAGATGTTTAAAATTTCGGATAAATCCTCGTTGTTATCTTGAAAAAAGTTTGTGGCGTGGATATGCTTATCGTTTTTATCAGAAAATAAAACTATTTCAGAGTCATCAAAATCGTCCGCTTTTCTATATGATTGTAAAACTTTATTATTTGCTAAAATATCTACTACAAAGCCTAAAGCTATAAACTCTTTTTGCTTTCTTTGCTCTTCAGATTGGAACTTTAAAGTTACTCTATCTGGGGTAACTGTAATTCTAGGTTTTGCTAGGCTTTCTTTGATTATTATTTCGTATTTGTGGTTACTTAAAAATACTCTAGCAATAGGCAAAGCCAAACCTTGGCTAAGTTGCCCTCTAAGTTTAACAGTTTTTAACCTATAACCTTCTACAACTTCCCCGCCGTCTAAAGTCATTTTTTTAGGGGTATTTCCTTTAGCTAGAAACTCAAAGGTTGGAGTCAAGGGTAAAAGACTGTCAATTTCGAAATAAACGGCTTTGTCTCCAATCTGAAATTCATCTTTTTTGACTACACATTTCCAGCCTATATTTTCGAAGGTTGCAAGCTCGATCGAGTCTGCTCCTGGAATTGGTAAAAGTTCTTTGATTGTTTGGATTGTTGCTAGTTTGCGGGACATATTATTTAGTTCGAAATTGAGGTATAACTGGACAATTTGGGTCAGCATGATCGTAATAAACTATTTTACGATTAGGGGTTTTACCAAAATCTTTATATAATATTCCACCTCTGCATTTACAGTTAGCAGGGGTTTTTGATAATATAAACTTAAATTGGTTTTCATTTAAATAATAAATTTTTCTTTTTTGAGTTCCACCATTAGTTTTAAAATAATCTGTTTGCTCTGCGACCCTTCCAAAAAGTTCTAACTTAACGGAATATTTTTCAATTATTTGTAAAGTTGATTTGTGTTCAACCCCAAGCTGACTAGCTATTTCCAAACTAGAAATTACTAAGTCGTTGTTTTTGTTAAAAATTTTTAGAGACATAAAAATAACCCCCGAGAGAGCGAGGGCTATTAGTATATATACTAATATTTATATGTCTAAAAACACAAATGCTTTTACCTCCTTCTCTCTATAAGGTAATAGTATTAAAAACTAATTTTTGCTTTTTGGCAAACTGCCAATTGTATCACCTTCATTTAAGTCATTGCGAGTAATTAAAGTAAGCTTTTCGACAGTTTCTTCCAAGTCTTTGAGTAAATAATCTAATCTATCGACATTATTGTTTAACCAATAAACTACTCCAACAGCACTAGCTTTTGTTAATTCGGCTTCTCCGTCTTGCATTGGCTCTTCAGCTGGTTCGTAGAGGCTTGTTTTAATTCTATGTAAGCTCTCTAATAGAGTCCCAAACTTAGAAAGTTTATTTGAAAATTTGTTGTTAATTTCGTGTAAATTTTGCATAGAGTTTTATATTAGTTTAATTTTTGCTTTTTGTCGAATATAAACTTTTCTCATAATTATTAATCTCAATCATAAAATCAATCTTATTTTGCCTCTCTTTTGGGGTATTTCTAGGCATTTCTTTGAGTTTTTTGATCATATCTGCCAACTTATTTTGGCTAGGTATTTCAATGGGTTTTTGTGGGTTTAATGAGCCAAAAAGCTCTTCAAAAGGGTTGGACATATTACAGATTCTTTTCTTTTATCAATTCTTTAATCTTTAAAGCTACCCAAGTTGAAAACTTTAAGTTAATTGACTTTAAATATTTTACTACTTTTAGGACATCATTTTTAGCTAGGTAAAGCTGTTTGCGGATGTGTGGTTGTGGGTGTTTTAGAGACATTAAAAATTAAAAATAAGGAAATAGCAAGAGTAGTAATTCGCAATAAATTAACATTTTCAGGATATAAGCTGGTTAAAATAAATTCGTTTTTTGCTGGGTTGTAACCTTCTTGAACCCAAAAGTAATTTTGTATAGTTGTTATTGGGCAACCATTATAAATACTCTGGATTAATAAAAAACTGGCAATATAATAACTTTCTAATTTTGCTTTGTTACCTTTAAAAATTATTGATATTAAAGCAAAAAAACTGATAAAATAAATTGAATAATGTAAAATATTAAGGATTAAAGACATTATTTTACTTGGTAAGTTAAAACTGGAGCAGAACTTAAAGTCATTGGTTGCTCTGAGTAAAGATATTTACCAGACCACTCGACCATGTTTCCGTCAGTAGTAAAAAAGAAAACCCCTTCTGGATTTTTACCGTAAGACCCATCAAAATCTGGGCTATCTACAACTTGACTTTGACAAGCTGTGTTACTCCCTTTTTTATTTTGACACCAGTTATCAGCTACTAACTGTTGAGGGGTTGTCAATAAGCTGTTAAGAGAGCTTACTTTACCTTTAATTGTGTAGCTAGTAATTATTGAACCAGTATCACTAAGCAAGAACACATAGCCTATTTTATCAGCTTTGTTATTTCTGTTTAATCTTTCTTTTAGGTTTCGTCTTTCGATTGAATCCTGCAAGACTGGAGGCGGAACTGACTGAGTAAGTCTTTTTTGGTTTTCCTCTGTCGCTGTAGCCTCTTGAGTTTGAGTGCTTTGGTTGCTTGGCTGATCATTGATACCAGCTACAACTTGAATTGGCTGTAAGAGTGTTTTGATTTGGCTTGGCAAGGGTGAAGTAATAGCTAAAGCAATTAGTAAAATAAATGCAATAAGTTTGGTTGAGTTGTTTTTGAACATAAAAAAATAATTATTTTAGATTTATAAATAAGGGTAAGTTATCTCTACAAGGTGCGGTGTCTTCTCTTTTGAGAAAGGCTTCATATTTGCCTTGTAAAGTTGATAAATATTGCTGTTGACCAAGTAATTGGCTGTTTAGTTGGTTATAACCTTGAGAGGTTGGGAAATCCCATTTAGTACGATCTTCTGGCAAGCCTTTTTTAAAGCTTTCTAAAGCTATTTGACTGTTAGGAATTTGGGTATCTCTAACTTGTAAAATATCAGTTTTAAGCTCTTGAAATTCTTTATTAATTGCTAAACATCTGTCAGGATTATTTACACGATCAATAATTCCAACATTTCTATCAATATTTCTATTGAATTGATAAAAAGGAAGGTTGACTAACTTAAAAGCTGACAAAATAATACTTAAAATAAATATTGCTACGGTTGCTAATAGAAACCAACTAATAAAAGTGATTATAGGTTTTGCTTGAGACATAAAACCATTAAAGCACTTTAAACAAAGTGTGTCAACTATTTCTTTAAACTTTTAAACTTAGGCAACTTTTTAGGCTTTGATTTCCAATTAATTTTCCAATCAAAAATCTTGTCTTTTAAGCTAAAACTTAGCTTCCCTTTTTTGACAATTTGCTGGTCTAATTTTTTGCCGTATTCTAAAATTTCTTGTTTGTGTTCCTCCACAAATTTATCAAACCAGATTGTGCCTTTGTTGGGGTGTACTGTCATATTATTTAAAAAGTAAATCTGTATGAATTAGCTTATTGTAATAATGTTTTTCCAAACTATTATTTATAACTTTAGAAATCAAAATAGGGTTGACTTTTTGTTCTGCAAGTTTTTCAATTTCTCTTAAAGAATTTACTAAAAAATCAACTTGAGTTTTTTCAAACTTTAACTCTCCTAAAGAGGTATAGTAAAGTTCTTTGTAATGGGTGTAAAGCTCTGTTTTTGATTTTAACTCAGTTTTGAGTTTTTTAAAATTAGTCATATTTTTTTAACTTTTATTTTTCTTAAAATAATCTTGACTTGGTTTAACATAGTGCATAAACAGCCTAAATACTTCTTGGTTAGTGTGATAAGTGTATAATTTCTTTAAATCTTCACCAGATAAAGATTTAAGCCATTTTTCAAATTCATTTTTGTTTAATAAAAATTCAAAAATTGTGTTGCAGATTAAATTGTCAAACCATGTCATAAACTTTCAATTAAATACCCCGCATAAGCTATACAATAAGCGTCAACAAGCCCGTCGTTGACTGTAGTAAGGGTTTGGCCTTTTTTGCCTATGTTGTACCAATTAATTTTCGGTTCTTGCCTTGTAGCAAAGTCTAAAGCTCTTTGTTTGATTAATTGTTTTCGTTCCTTGCCTTTTATCTTTTTGTCTATTTTATCAAAGGCTAAAATCTTTTGCCATTCTTTAGGTAGAATTTCTGTTGGGTCAACACCTTTGTGGCTAAAAGCCAAATAAACTGATTGGTAATTTCTCCAAATAGTTTCTACACCTCCATTAACAGATAAAGCAAAGGGTTTTTCGATGTAGGTTGGAGGAGTGACAATATATTTAATTACTCGGTCAATTATTTCGTCATATAAAGTATAATGATCAATCAAGCCATCTTCTCTTTTTGGAAATTTGCCAGATTTAAAATATTTACCATTTTCAAGCAAAACCCAAGCTCCTGTAACACCAGGGTCAATTCCGATTGTGTAGGTTGGGCTAGTCATAATTTATATTTTCAATTCGTTTTGAGTAAGTAAAATCTTGTTTTGAAATTTTAAAATATGCAGAATAACCTAAGTCAAAACAACCAACTTTTTTTAACAACTTTAAATTGTTTTCGATAATCTGAATTATTTCTGATCTAGTAAAAGCTTCTGCCCAGAATCTTTGAATTGTTTGGTCCGGCTCTCTAATTGATATATTGGCCACATAATAATCTAATTTAACCTCCTCTAAAACATCAAACATTAGAGATTCTTTAGTTTTATAATACTCACTATCTGAAAAAGGTAATAAGATTAATTTATCAAAATCAATTCTTGGCAATTGTAATAATTCTGAAATTTTAGTCATAATTTATATTATTAACAATTCTAAAAACCTCTTCTCTGGTTTTTTTATACTTTTCACAAAGCCTTTCAATCGAAATTCCAAGCAAATATTCTTCTTTAATTTTTGTCATCACTGGAATAGCTTTTGTTTTTTTAGGCATAAATTTAAAAATCGGAGTAAAATTGTAATAAAACTCCGACCAAGGTTAAACCCCTCGAAAACACTAAAACACAGATTTGAGGTTTTGACAAATAAATTTTTTATGGTTTAGTTAGTTTTTTTTATAAAATTGCATTAAAATATAAATAATAAGATTAGAGGTTGTTCTATTTTCATTTTTTGCTTGATTAATAATTTGTCTCCAAACATCTAAAGGAATTTTAATTGATTTAATTTTAGACATGTTAAGATTGTGAAGTTGCTGATAAATATTCTTCTGTTGTCATGTTATGATTATTAGCGATACTTGCCAAAGCTCCGTCTTTTGCAATATCTGGGTGTACACCTTTCCAGTACGAAAGTCCGTCTAAACTAGCGTGTGGATACACAATCATATATTCAGGCTGGTCAAAAATATGTTTAATCGTAATTTTGTAAAGTTTGTAAGATAAAACTTTTTTAACTTTCTTGTCAAAATTAATAGTCGCTACCCCATTTATAATCGACACGGCTTTTCGTTCTAAGTATTCAGCTTCTTTGGTTGCCTCATCTAGCAACTCAGCATTATCGCCTAAATCGTCAATAATTTGTTGAGCGTTGCAATATTTCAAGGAAATTGCTCTTACATCTATATCTTCAATTGCTAATATCTCGGGTAGTGTTAACTCATGATTAACTATCTTCCAGTATAATTTTTCGTGCTTTGGTCTGAACCTAACACCATCTAAGGCATAAAATCCGTAACCATCGCTGAATTGACAAGCATAGCCATCTTCACAATGTAGGTCGTTAGCATTATTTCGTTTCATTAATATAGGGACTGGGCAAACAATACAAAACCCCCTTAACTGTATCGACATGAAAACACCAATATTTATATAATCAATCATTTTTTGTAAATTTTCTTTTTGGCTTTTTGTATAAAAATCAAAATTATTTAAAAAATATGAATAAAAAGATAACCACCCAAAATCAGAATAATTTCCATAATCAGAAAAAGAGAAATAATCTAAACCCCTAACCTGATCCCTAACCTGATCCCTAACCTGATCCCCAACCTGATCCCCAACCTGATCCCCAACCTGACCCCAAACCTGACCCCAAACCTGACCCCTAACCTGATCCCTAACCTGATCCCCAACCTGATCCACAACCTGATCCCAAACCTGATTCCTAACCTGACCCCCAACCTGATCCCCAACCTGATCCCCAACCTGACCCCAAACCTGATCCCCAACCTGATCCACAACCTGATCCCAAACCTGATCCACAACCTGACCCCCAACCTGACCCCAAACCTGATTCCTAACCTGATCCCCAACCTGATTCCTAACCTGATCCACAACCTGATTCCTAACCTGACCCCAAACCTGACCCCTAACCTGATCCCCAACCTGATCCACAACCTGACCCCTAACCTGATTCCTAACCTGATTCCTACTTAAAATGTTTGCAGCCACCTGACAAGCAAAAGGCGAGTCCACCACTATTGTTATAGGTGGCTTTAAGCCAGAAAATTCATAAAGCCAATTATTAGCTTCAATCATTTTTTGTTTATTAATTTTTTTTGATTTTTGGTTAAAAATTTTATCAAGCCACTTGTTCTTATGAATACTAAGTTGTGCTTCTTGTTGTGGCGTTAATTTTTCAATTTTAGACATAAAAATAAAATTAATCTTGGACTTCTTTAATTTTTTTAAGAAATGGATCATACTCCGTTTCTATCTTTTTTTTGTAGATTCCAATTGGAATTACAAGAGGGGCATGCTCTTCATGCGTAATAACTGCTGGGGCTTCTTTGACCTCTACATATTGAGTCGCCTTAACATCGTCAAAATAGAAGTTAACAATTCCACCCTTAGTAGGGGTAATTACATGGGCGTTGCCAGTGTGTTCTCCATACTCAATGGCAGTACCATTTTTGTGGTTATTTTTGATGTTTTGAATTTTTGCTGTTTTTGGGATTGAAGAGACTTTAAGCAAGTCAACATCTCCATGTGTAATATTAGACATAAAAAGATTATACAATATACATAAAGTAATGTCAAATAATTATTTTGCATTGAAGTTTTGACAAATTACCAACTTTAACTAACACTAAAAAAGATTACACGGTGAATTCACTGGGTATCGGTCTGGATTAGCCGTAGGTTTGAATCCTTAAATTATTCTATAGCATACAAGTAAATAGGGTTCTATCCTATGCTTTATGTTCTGGGTAACTAGGCATATAAAGCTTGTAATAATATCCTAAAGGGTTAAATGCTAGAAAATACCACTTTAGCTCTGCCAGCCTATAAAATTTCTAGTTGTAAAGAGGTGGGCAATGACAAAAATCAACTAGACGGCTCTACAGCTCTTATTCTAGTTTGGGCTGTAACTGAACAATTACTACAAAAAGGAAGCGGTGAATATCTGTAACTCCTTTTTAGCCTTCTGCCTTTGCCGAGGGCTTTTTGTTTGAGGTAAATATAAACTTTTGACAAAAACAAATAATTAGAGTTTTATAGGGAAGTAGATTTTAGTTAATTGAATAGAGGGTAGGTAATTTGAGGGTTGGCTTGACGGTTATCCTGAGAGTTTTCTACACTCCATTCAGCTAATTAAAAGCTGTAAAACCGTCACCTATGCACTGGAAACAACCAATCACAACAGAGTGTCTTAAAATGGACACTGCAACTCGTCTTATTTTTATGGAAATAATGATAAGAGCAAGAAATGAGGATATGACCTATCCTGAATTTATTAGACACGGAAATAAAAACATTTCTTACCAACTTAAAAGAGGGCAATCTTTATTTTTATCTTCAAATTTAAAAAATGTTGGTTTTACAAGAACGACAATAGAAAGAAGTTTAAAATTACTTTCCGATAAAAATTCAGCAATCAATATTGCAATCAATCGACAGCCATTTGGCTTTATTATATCAATAAATAACTATGATGAGTTAGTTAGCATTGCAATCAATAGTGAAATCAAACAACAATCAAACAGCAATCAAACAACAATCAAACAGCACGCCAATAACAAGAATGTTAATAATGATAAACCTGTTAAGAGTGTAGAGATTAATTTGGAGGCTCAAGAAATTTTAAACTTTTACAACGAAACTTTTTCTAAGAATTTCAAAACCGCTGTAGGCTGGGAAAAGAATTTTAAATTTTGGCTGACACACTACAACCTAGACGAAATCAAAACTGCAATTAGAAATTTAAACCACCCTAACTGGTGGGCAAACAAACCCAAGAATGGTGAATCAGCTGAATTAGCTAAACTTGACTTTTTGTTTAGGAGGTCAAACTCGAAAGGTGACTGCGATTATATCGGAGAACTTTTGAATTTAGGTGAAGTTGAAAATAAGCAAGAACCAGAAAATGTTTATCGAATGAGTAGGAGTAAGTTTGCAACCGAAGAGGAGCTACAAAGAGAGCTTGCCTACTATGCTGAGTGTTTACCTCAGTGGAAAGTAATTTTAATTGATTAAGTATGAACATTGAACAAACAATAATTGGAAATTTGCTTTTAGCAGACACGGTTGAAAAACAAAAAACACTTAGTAGTCGGCTTTTATCTGATTTTTTTACTGATATTAACCAAAAAATAATCCAAAAAATAAAAGATGAGAATAGCCAAAATAGAGTAGTTGACTGGCAATTTGTAAATTTAGATAACTTAGAAAATAGCCAAGATTATTTGCTTGGGTGCATTGCTCAATCAGTACATTATACCAAGGAAAAAGAAATGTTACACCATTTGAAGGAAGATTATTTGCTTAGAACCACACAAAACATAGCAGATTTGAAAGATTTTAGGTTAGCCAAGGCAAAGATACTAGAGGCTGAAGAAAAAGCCCAAATATTGGACGAGACAACGCCAAGGACAATCCAAGAAGTAGTGGAAAGTAGCTTAACCAGTTCAACTCAAAATTTAAACAAGCTTACAAAAACAGGATTTAGTAATTTTGATTCTAGTTTTGGTGGTTTTAGCGAAGGTCAATTATGTACAATAGGAGGCTACTCAGGAATTGGAAAGTCAACTTTTCTTTTTAGTTTAGTCAAAAATCTAAGTCAAAATAATCAAACTTTAATTTTTAATTTGGAAATGGACAACTACACTATGTCCGCAAGGATTTTATCCAGTTTATCTGGCTTGTCTTTTATCGATTGTATGAGTTTAGGAAACCCCGAAACCCAAGAGAAAATAGCAAAATATAGCTCAGATAAATACGCAATAGGAAGCCAAAAAATGGAAAATTTAAACCTTAAAATGGTAGATAACCAGTTTGAATTAGCTCAAATTTGTACTACAATTAGAAAAGAAAAGACTAAAAACAATCTTAAATTTGTTTTAGTTGACTATCTCCAATTGATCAAAACAAACAGCACAAAACCTCGCCACATCGAAATAGGTGAGATCACAAGAGAATTGAAATTATTAGCTAAGGAGCTGAAAATAACAATCATTATTTTAGCTCAGTTAGGCAGAGCCTCTTTAACTAGAGAAGAGCCTGAAATACAAGACTTGAGAGAATCTGGAAGCATAGAGCAAGACAGTGATTTAGTATTTTTAATCTACAAAAACAGTAAAAACGAAAGGTGGTTAAAATTAGCAAAAGACCGAATGTTCGGCTTTTTTGTAAAAGAATCATTAAGCTACAACCCTTCAACCCAATCTTATGAATAATAAAATAACAAGGTTAAAAAGAATTTTACCACACTTAGGAAAATTTACCTTAAAACAACAAGCAATAATAATTTTTAAAATCTTAACAGATAAAAGTAAATTGATATAATACTTACTCAGCCAAGGCAAGATTTGACAATACTTTAAAGTAGTGTCTTATTAAAAGCAATTCAAATTTATGTCCAACTACAAAGTAACAGAACTAATCTTATCTCCAGATAAAATTATTTCAATTATTAAACAACATGGTGAGTTTTCTTTAACTTGGCATTACAGAGTAGATAAAACGAGAAAAATTTGTATAGAAATGTGCAAAAATAAAATATTATACAGATCTCAACATTCTCGAGGTTTAGACACATTTATTTTTCATAAAAACTATAAAACTAATTATTAAACTCTTATGTCCTCCTACACCCTCCACCAAACAATCCACGACCTAACCCCAACCCAACAAGAACCAATTAAAAAAGCAAGAGATTTTTTTAATTCTATGTGGAATTTGTAAATGGTAATAAGTAAAATATGCCCAAAATAACAACCCAACCAACCCCAACTAAAAACCTCTCTTGGGTTGACAGCCAAAATCTTGAAATATTAGAAGATTGGCAAATTAATATACAAGAACACTTTCAAGAATATCCAGAAGTTAAAAATAAGTATTTAGCTATGGATTTTGAGGAGTTTAGCAAGGAGCTAAGCACTTACGCTGAAAGGCTTTCAAAAATGCTTATGGCGTGGTATAGTGAAGCAAAAAAAGTACCACACAAACATTTTATGGTAAATAATAATTTAAATCTTTTAAAATAGTATGCAATTTATAACAATAAGATCAAACGGAGAGCCTGCAAATATAATTGTAAACGGCAACCAGCCAAAAATCATCAAAATCGAACCAGATATGTCACCTCATTTTGTAGGCAAAACTGTTTGGGCTTGTTTTGACAATGGTTGGTTGCAAAAAACTTGGTTTCAAAATCTCTATTTAGAGGTTAGCAGTGAATCAACCAAAATTTACAAAGAGACTTTTTTTAAAGCTAAAATCCTTAAAATTAAAAAATAGTATGTTCAAAACTAAAAAACTAACTAGACTAACCAAAAAAGAAAAACGAGAGAAATTTAATTACGAAAATCGAGTCACTCGAGAAAGTAAAGAAATATTCTTAAACACCCACAAACCTTACCCAGAATTTGAAGAGTGGGTTTTTAATAGATTTACAGGCGTTACAGACAAGGAAATAGTAAAAAAGCAATACGATGACAGAATAAATAAGTTTGAGATGGACGAGGTAGCTCAAGGTCATTTTGACTGGATCAGAGATTACCTAGACAAAAACAGAGGTGATCAGATGTATCTCATGGCGGACAATTATTTGATTGATCAAAAAAAACCCTACGACCGCTTTGGAAAATTTGCAATTCTTAACACAACTACAACTTGTGATTTTAAACCAAGAGGAGCGGAAGAGAATGGTCAAGAAACTATTGTTTTAGCGGGTAGTGACGCTTTTATACCAATTTCACGACATTTGTTTGATAATGGCGGTAATGGAATTATTATTGGCAATGTAACTAAAGGCGAAGTTATTTCGCAATACAGCCAAACAAGAGAAGTTGAAAAGAAAGTCTATGAAACTAAAATACAAAAGCAAGAAGTCAACAGCGGAATTAGTTTGAAAAAAATCGAAAAAGAATTGCAAAAAGCAAGGCATATTTTGCTAAAAAAGTATCCTAAAAATGTAGTTGATGATATACTAGAAACTGTATTTAATCGCATTAAAGACTTATAGTTATACTAAGTCACTACTTATAAGTTGACAGAAAATAATTTGTTTGTTTTAATTGTAATCAGTTAATCAGTAAGTCGATTGATTCAGCCAAACTTCTTAGCTAATCATCTTACAGGTTAATCCCTCAGCTTTTCTAGTTTTAGCTCTAATCGGTTAAAGCAACTCCACTCTAGGGATAGAGCGGTGAAAAGCTACAAAATAATTAAAATTGTATTATATATGAACACAAAACAACTCGTCCAAACTTCTGCTAATGTAATCAGAATAGTTAATGTTGCCCCAGGCAATTTATATAAAAGATTTGATCTTGACGGTTATGACTCAGACAAAACTATTTATGGTATTGTAAATTCAGTACATAACGATGGTGAAAATACTGTAATTCAAGCTACAGAATATAAAAAAAGCTACAATGAGGTAGAAGTAAAATATACAAATATTACATCAAAAAAAGATGTAGTAATGTTTCCTTGCACAATTGAAGAGTTTTCATTTGAATTTGAAAAAGTAATAGATGACCTTAGCAAACAAATTGAAAAAGAAACAAGATCAATTGAAAACAAGCAAAAGCAAATTAAAGATATTAAAAAACTTCAATCTGGAGAATTACAAAAAACTCTATCACAAGCAACTTATAAAGAATTAACGCAAATTCAGTATAACGAAGCAAAACAAGCTTTAAATTAAAATTGTAAATAATAACTATGCCAAATGTAAATTCAATTAACAAGCTTATTGTAGCGATAAATGAAGCTCAAATCATTCAAAAAGAAATTCAAGATGAAATAATTGGAGATCTTGGTTACTTAACACCAGATAATTTTTGGTTTGAGTCGGTTGGTTATATTGATGGCTCAGAAGATGAGCATAGATGGTACACTCTAAACGATGTTGTGTATCAAACTCCTCTAGGAATAATCGGATTAAATATTATAACCAAAAATTACGGTAACGAATCTGGTCAGGTTATAGAAGATTGTGAGCATACAATTGAAGCTTTTGAAGTTACTACAAAAGTTATTACTAAAGAAATTTTTATTAAAAAATAATAATATGCAAAACCTAACATTCAGACAATACCAAAAACCAACCTCAACTCTTGAAACTCTTTTTGAGGATGTTGAAGCAGATTTGGATTCTACTTTAGATCAATTAACAAATCAACTTGAAAAGCTAGATGAGCAAGGCTATGGCTATCAATACAAATCTTATACTTGCGAGGCTGGCTATACTCACGATGAGTTAATTGACAGATCGGCAAAGCCTGAATATGTAGAAATTGAAGAAGCTATTTTAGAAATTCAATTATTTATACAGAGCCAAAAAAATCTATTAAAAACAATCAATAAGTATGTCTAATACAGTAACAATCAGCAACAAAACCTACACATTAACAGACCTAGAGTTAGAACTTTATAATAATCTTAAAAAACAATAGTATGCTACAAGATACATTTAATTTTAATATTTATGAAAATAACGATTTGATAACTAGTTGGAGTCAATATTCAACTAATCACCCTCAATCGTGGCTTTGGGGGCAAATTTTAGCCAAAAAACAATAATATGAATCTTAAATTTTCACCTCCTGAATGGGCAACTAATGTACTAAGTTTTTTAATCTTAGTTGGTATTTTTGCTTTCTTTTTATATTTACCTTGGATTTTTCAAATTTAATTTTATGACTTTTAACACCAACTTTGTTTATTATGTTCAACACATAACAGCTCGAGATTCTAAAAAGTTCTGGGTAAGGCATATTGATAAAACTGATCTTAACCTTAGCACTGTTTTAGAATTTCCACTTTTTGAAACTGAAGAAGAAGCTCAAAAAGTAGCTGATTTTAACAATAAATTATATGGTTATTTAAACTAACCAGCCGACCGTAAAAGTCGTTAAACTAATTATGAGCTGGTGGCGGAAGTAGACGCTTAGGGGTTTAAATCTTGAAAAAGTACCTACCCGAAAATATTGCAAGTATCGAATCTTGCCCAGCTCACCTTTTACAGCTTGAAATCTAAAATCTGGAGTGGTGAAATATAAACACAAGCAACTGGCGTACATGCTAGAACGGCACCGAGATCTAGAGTGGGTTCTTTGCAAGAGTGCAAGTCTCTTGCCTCCAGATTTTAGCTTTTAATGCTAAATTTTTATTATGTCTTTATCAAACCCACAAACAAGTCAAAATCCTGCAACCAAAATTATTGATTGGAAAGGAAGCGAAGGTTACTTTAAATATTACAACAAAGAAATTAAAGAAGATATTAGGCTAGAGTCTCCACTTTATATTATAGTTTTAGACCAACTTTCTACAATTACAGGTTACAGTGATGAAATGCAAAGCGGAATTTGGTCAAACGAAGTTAGACTAACAGCAAAAGAAGAGTTTTTTGTAAAAACTAAACAAGGCGTACAAGCAAAAGGGTTGTACCAAACAATCAAACCACAAATAGTACAAATGGGTGGCAAATATGCTAAATCCGTTTATGCAGTTTTAATTTCTGGAGATAAAGAAAATACAAAATTAGATTTAGTAAATTTTAAATTTTATGGAAGCTCTTTAAGCCCTTTTATTGAAGCAAAAATTGGTGATACTGGAGAAGTAATTTTATTAGAACAAAACCCAGAAATTAAGAAAAAAGGTGCTACAAAATACTATGAACCTAAAATTACAAAACTTCAAAAAAGAGAAGATATTTTAGAAAAAGCAATTAACTTAGATAAGGAACTACAAGAATACTTACAAGCCTATTTTTCGAAAGAAATTGACGGAGGCGAAATTATTCAACAGTCAATCCCGCAACCTATAGCAAAAGCAAGCTCAGAAATGCCAGAAATTAACATGGACGAAATAACAGTGCAAATGCCTTTTTAGTATGTCTTTGTCAAATCCCCTAACCCCTACAAATAATGTAGGGGGAATCAAGCTAATGGACTTTAGAGATTATAAATTTAGATGTCATTATTTGGGTGATTTAATTGGGAGTTATTTATCCAAAGAAGATAAACAAAACGAAACTTATCTAAAGCTAAAATCTAAAGACAAATTAACAGATTTACAAACTACCACTTTAGCAGATTTTGAGGCTAAAATTGAAGCCAAAAACAATCCCATTTTAGAAATTACTCAAGGTTCAAAATCAGTTCTCCATAAGATTTGGAATTTTGAAACTTTACAAATCAAAAAAGTCCTAAAATCAAAAGCAGTAAGAAGAGGTAAAAACCAAGAAGACGAAAGTATTGATTTAGTCAACCAAGTTTTTAAAACAAATTTAGTTAAAAATACTGAAAGATTTGAAAATGATTATTTTACTGGTGAACCAGATTTAATTACTCAAAAATCTGTAATTGACATAAAAACTTGTGAATCTTGGGAAACTTTTTGGTCAAAAACTTCAGAGAAAGCACATACAGACTATTTTTATCAAGTCTGGGCTTATATGCTATTAACAGGTAAAAACCAAGGCTTTGTGGCTTATACTCTGCCAAGCTATGATCAAGAGTTTATTAGTTATGCTCAGTCAAGCACAATTGATTTAGAAGAAGCTGAGCAGACTTTTTTTAACTTGAATTTTGATAGAATCCCAAAAAATAAAAGAATAAAAATCTTTAAATTAGAATCTCGAAAAATTGACACAGTAAAAGTTTATAAGTACCTAGACAAATGCCGAGAATATTTAGACAACCTTACAACTCAATTTCAGAACTTCCAGCCTTTAGCTTAATATGCACCCACAAACCACCGAAAAAGCTCTAAATCTTCAAAAAAAGATCCTAGCTTTCAAATACTCATCAGAAAATACAGGCAAATTCCAAAAGCTAATCAATGAACAAGCCAAATACATTGACGGTCAAGAAGTTGACGATCAGGTAGAGATTTGGAATCAAATAGTTGAATTTAACAAAAGTAATTTATTCTAGTATGCTCCAACAAATCCTCCACCCCATCGGCTACCTTAAATGGCTTAAAGCTAGAAGTCTTAAATCTTTTAGTAAAAATAAAAGAGTAAATACTTTTCTAAACAAGCAAAAAGAACTTTCCAAAAGCTTACCACCAATAAATCCTAATACTGATATAAACAAACTTTATAATAATCGTAATATATAATATGCTAGAACTAGTCTACAAAACAGAAAAAAAAGTTGGTGACGGAACTACAGACAATGTCTTTAGAGTAGTTTATCAATTCTGGAAGCGTGAAGGTGATCAATTTATTTTGATTTGCGAATACGATACTTTTTAAAAAAACTATAATTTAAAATATGACCGAAAAACCAGACTCTAATCAATTAAATACAGAGGAGCTATTAGCGACTATTTGTAGTATTACAAACGCAAGCTTACAAGAATTATACCCTGAAGAGTGGCAAGATTTAATCAAGCAATTATCTGAAGAATTTACAATCACTAAAAAATCTTAAATAAGTATGAAATACATCAACTACACCGCCTTTTTTGAACACTTTAATTACAAACTCTGGACTAAAGCAATCAAAGGTCTCCAGTACATCAAAGTACGCCATGAAAGATATTACTTAGTATCTGAAGTTATGAATAATCTAAAAAAAGCTTATTCTGATGACGTAAACAAATTTGATCTACAGTTACAAAAGAAAGCAAATGAAATAGCTAAAAAGCTTGATCAAATAGGCGTTGGCATAGATATATTTGACAATACTAAAAAGTAGTGGTTTAATTAATGTATCAGTTAATTCTGATAAATATTTTAACAAAAACAAATATGTTCTCATACACAGACGATTACTTAGATGTAATCCTACCAAACACAGTCGAAGCAGACGACTTAAACAATCTAGCAAAACAAGATTTTGAAAATCAAAATAATTAATATTTATGTCTAAAATTAAATCAATTAAACTTAAAACCAATTTTTGGTTTTATAAAAAAGGTAAAGTTTTTACTTTTGCTGAATTTCAAGAAGCTTTAGATAGTTATTGTAGCAACGCTCCAGAACCTATGCAAGTTGATCAAGAGTCAACAGAAAGCTACTTGCTAGAAAGCCCAGAGGATTTTGAAATCGAACACGAAAAACCCCAAATCCTAAAGCGACCTGATGGAAGTGTAATTAGTGGGCTGGAGGAAGGGCAAGAGATTTTACTTATTGCTGATCTGTATTCCAACAAAAAAATTGACGAAGTAAAGTTCGAAGAAATGTTTATCCAGGATTTACATAAAGGTCTAATCTTCCTACCAGAAGACCCCGACCTAGCCGAAAAGAAAGCCAAAATGCTTTCAAAACAGCTTGAAATTCAGTATGAGATTGATAGGTTGAATGCAGTTGAACACCCTAGCATAGAGAAAGAATGGCACATTGGATATTTTCAAAATAACGATAAAATTTACAAACATAATCTTTATGGTAGTAGCAAAGATACTTTTATGTCTGAGCTAACAGCCGAAACAATATTGGCAAAATACAGCCAAGATGAACTCAAACAATACTCAGATATTATAATTTAAACAAACTAAAAACATCGAAAAAATAATTTAAAATTTATGTCTAAAATTCACTTAAACAAAAACACAACTATAATAATCTGTATCGTAGGAGCAATCGCAATGCTTGCCTTTGCAAATTACTCAGAACAAACAAAACAAACCCAAAACAAGTTAGCTATTAAAGCCGAAGCAAATTTTGAAGATCTTAGATCAGAAAAGCAAAAAGAGCTTGACGATTTGAAAAAGCAAGATGAGATAAACAAACTCAAAAAAGAAAGTAAGGAAACTGAAATCAAAAATCTTGAAATCCAATTTAAAATTGATGAGCTAGAGACTGGTTTAAAAGATAACCAACCAGTTCAAGCAGTAGAAACTAAGAAAGAGCTGGTTGTAGAACCTGTTAAGGACGACAAAACAGAGTCGCCTAAGGAAGAGCCAAAACCTGTTGTAGAAAGGTCAAAATACCTAGACAAATGGTTCAATAATAAAACAGGTCAAACCCACTGGGATATTTGTAACTCCAAAGAAGTTGGTAAGAAATTTATCGAAGCCTTTGCAGAATTTGGAGCAGATGCACAAGTTATAGCTTGCGTAACTCTTAATCATGAAAACGGCGTTGTAGGTGGTGATTATATCACTAATGCAGTTAGCCCTTGTTGGTCAACTAATGCTAAACAAGCTCAAGCTAGACAGTGTGATTATGCAAGCGATAATTCCGCTGGCGTGGACGCAGGTTTGTTTATGATAAATACATTTTACCAAGCAAATCGGATCACAAAATTAGGAGGGGAAGCTTGCACTTTTGCAGACTCTAAAAATCCTAAAGACCCTTGTAATGTAAAGAAAATTACTTGGCTACATAACATTGATAATCAGATCAGTATTATCAAAGACATCTACCGAGAGCAAGGATTTCAACCTTGGGTAGCATACCTTAAACATGTAAAACCTTATTTATAATATGCCCAACTACAACACCCTAGCACCCGCAACAATACAAGCAAGAATTAAAACCCCTTGCCCTTGCAAATATTGCACAACCCCACATTATTCTATTTATAATTTTAAATTAGTAATTGAAAAGTCTGATGACCACTACGAAGGCAGACAAAATTCTCCAGATTATCCGCACAGTTTTTGGAGAGCTAGATATGTTTTTGACGGCTCTTTTTCCCTGCCAGAAAAGCCTATGTGGTTTGATGACAGAGATTTAGAAAAAGCTATAATTGGAGCAAAAGAAGAGTTAGAAAGATTTATTGAAAATTGTAATAAATAACCTATGCTTAACAACCACAAAGAAACTGGAAGGGAAATTTGCTTTAAAATCAATAAAGTAACTTATTACAATCAGAGATTAACTTATGTTGGTTACATCGACAATGTATATTGGTTTGATTTTCAATTTATTCCAAGTTGGTTTGGAATGTCGGGACATATTCCCATGCATAAAAGCTTTGGATTCCGAGAATGGGAATTTAGCTTATGTTTTGTTTGGGATCGGCTTTGTGTAATTATTGAAGAAGAAATTTTAAATAAGATGTTGATCGATATGACTTAGAAGAGTTACTTGAACATTTAGATTTTGCGAAAGATTGAGGTAGTGACCAGCACACGCCACATAAGCAAATAGCTATACTAGTTGGTACGACACCACTATTATTGCAAGCAATAGAAACACAAAATAAAATGTTAATTTTAGATTATTGCTTGTCTTTTGTATTTAATTTGGTGTTTTTGGTGGTGATATTGGTTAAGAGGTAATTAAACGATTTTTAAAATTCCTCCATCATTCCAGACATCACCAGCGGATAAACCAGTAGATGAAGTTGGGAGATTAAAAAACTTGATCCTGTTTGTGCTGATTTGCATTCTTAGATTTCCATTGATGTACCACTCTTGGTTGCCAGTGCCAGCATTGACATACTGAGTAGGTACATTACCCTTATTATTGACTACTCTCATGATCCCGAATTCTCCATCGATCCCAGCAAATCCAGATTGTACGGCTTGACCAGCCCCAGAGTTAGTCTGTAGAGGGGTATTGGTGTTGATGTAGTTCCCTGAATACTCAATATATTTCGAGTTGAGCAGGTATCTACCAGTTGCTGGAGAGTCAAAAACTGAGTTATAGACTATCTGATTGCTGTTATCACTAGCATGAGCTTCACGAATTGCATATCTGGCTTTAGCAGATCCGTTATTTGTAATAATTGTATTATAGGCTATTGTATTGTTTTGGCTTCCAGTTCCGTCATTTCCACCTTCAATCTGAATTTCATCGTATCCATTATTTAAACTTGCGGAATTATTCTGGAGATAATTTCCTTCAATTTTATTTAACCTAGATTGATATAAATAAATACCAGAAAAACCATTATTACGAATAATATTATTTTGTACTATTTGTTGATCTTGCTGGTAAAGGCTAATTCCATAGTGAGAATTTTCATAAATTTGGTTAGAATTAATAATACACCCTTGGGTTAAATAAGTACTACCAATAACTGAAATACCTACAGAAATCCCATACTGAGAATTATTTCGTGCAATATTATGAGAGATTACACATTGTTTTGATCCAGTTCCACTAATTTCTCCAGGTGCGAGGTAAAAACCGTGTCTAGTATTACTATAGGCTATATTATTTGTAACTACCGTTGCTCTACATTGTTCAATTTCGTAACCATGATAACCATTACTATAACTAGTAGAATTAGTTACCACACAATCATCACAATCATAAATCTGGGTTCCAACTCCACTAAAATTAAATGTAGTTACATCATCGACTACACAATTTAAAGAATCAGACAAATACAAACCATAATTAGTAGATCCAGTTTGACCTGTTTTGTTTCCGTCCAATGCGATATTCTCAATTTTTACATTTGTTTTATTTTCAATTCGCAACAGATTACCATCAAGATTCGTAGCGTTTTTAACTTTAATTGTAGATGCCCCATCACCTTTAATAATTGTGTTAGAATAAACATTTAAACCAGTGTTAGGATTAGCAATATAAATTCCTTTTGGAAAATACACTGTTCCGCCACCAGCAGTATTACAAGCATTTAAAGCTGATTGGATTGCTGTTGTATCGTCTGTTGAATTATTGCCAACTGCTCCATAATCTTTGACATTGAATTCTAAACTTTGACTGTTGTTAACAAATTCAACCCAAGCTCCATTTATTCTCTCAAAATACTTACTTGAGCTTGTATTGTAATAAGAATCACCTTGGACTGCTGTACTTGGTGCAGTTGAGAAACTACCCAAATTCCTACGATTATTTACACCAGCCGTTCCTGGAGTTGTATTGCCTACAATATCTTGACCTATTTTGAAAACAAATTGCCAGCTTTCTATTTCTCCAGTAGTTAATAAAAATTCTAATTCTAAAGCGTAAGTAGTGTTTAAGCTGAGTGCAGATGTTTGAGTCGGAACTAAATCAATTGTATATTGAGAATTAATAAAACTAGATGGTAAAGTAATTGATAAACTAGATGTTGAGGGGAAAGCAGGGAGGTCGTTTGCTATAGCAGTTAAATTATTTTTAAAGCTTCCTGGCTTACAAGAAAAGGTTAGAACAGCGTTTTGATATAAACTTGTTAAACCGCATAAAATAAGTTCAAAAGTATCTCCTGGACTAACGGCAATAGTAGATAAGGATTGTGGTGATTGATTCTTGTATAATCGAGCTTGAAAAGGCATTGATTAAATCAAAATATCAAAATGGGGTTGTGTCAAATAACAGGGTAATAATACTCCAAGCTTCCATGGTGCAATCCCAAACCAGCTACAACATTTATATTTTCAGTTCCATTTATCCTTGCCCACTCATCAAAAGTTTTTATTTGACCTAAATATTTGTTAGTCATTCCTGAAGGATTTAGATTTGGCAATAAACTTGGGGCTACAACCAATTTAAACTTATCTGTTTTAGATTTGCTGGATTGATACACTAAAGCTCTAAAATAGGCTCTGGCATGTGCAAGCACTGAAAGGTTAAAATCATTTCTGTTAAACTTAGTATTTTCTACCTGGTCAGTTTCTAAAGATCTTTTAAAAGCAAGGTTATCAAACATTTTTTCACCAACCCGCCTAAAAGAGTTCCAAAAAAACCCTTTGATATTTGAGAGATAGCCAAAATTGGCTCTGGATAATTCAGATTCCAAGATTTCTTTGTTGGGTTTTGGTAAATTTAAAATTACTAAAATTGCTAAAAATTGCTCAAATGTTTTATCATTCAATTTCTTTTGAACTTCACCTTGGAAAAGATCCACGCTTTCTACTTCTTTTTTATTTAAAAATTTTAAAGCTAAATTCTTTTTTTCTTTATCGCTAATTTCTAAACCATAAATTCTCAAAAGCTCTGATCTAGTTTCATCTTCAATTTTTTCTAAAAGTGGTAACAAAGTTTTTGCAAATTCGGCTTGTAAAAAAGTTTCCAGCAAATCCAAAACATCAATGAATTTTTGCTCAACTTCGTCAGCAACCTCTGGATCTGTAGCACGAATAAAAAAATCTCTAGCAAACTCAAATTTTTCTACAAGCCAATCAGAAAAGGCTTCAGCATTTCGATTTATAGCCTCTTTTTTTATAAATTCATTTAATCCGTCATGAGAGTGGTCAAAGTTCCTATAAATAGAAGTTTTGAGGCTAGAATCAATTTCGCCTAAATCTTGTAACCCAAAGAGTATTGCTTGACTATGTAACCTAGAAAACTCAGCACATTTTGCTAAAACCTCTTCGCTGATTTCTAGTTCACGGGTATTTATAACCTCACTTAGTAAATCTTTGTGTAAATTTATCAAGACAGTTTTATTTAAACCTTTGGACTGGACTTTGGGAAACATTTATTTTCTGATTATTTTTCTAACCAATTCATCATCTCTTTAGCGTTCATCGGCTTCGATCTTGGCGATTTCATGGCAAGGCTTAAACTTTCTTCTTCATCGTCAGTTAAAAAGTTTATATCATCAATGATTTCTTGGAGTCTTTTTGGAGTCATATCATCAATGATTTCTTGGAGTCTTTTTGGAGTCACCCCAAGCTCTTTTGCATATTTTAATATTTTTTTATCATTCATATTGTTAAGAATTTAAAACGCTTTCAAAACTTTTATTAACTCTTTTTCTTAAGTTGTCCATAAAATCTGGTTTGCTACGATTAATTGACTCAGCACTTGTAATTTGGGTGAAGTCATCTGCCACCCCGTCAGTGTCAGCAGGTTTGAGAATTATCGGCTCTGAGGTTTTGTGCCAAAGCATGCCTTGAGTAAGCATAGTTGCCATTTTCTCTTCGGTAGGCAATACACTATGACCAAGCGAGCTAAAGGTTTCGTTTAGAATTTTGAGATTATTAGCATACATTGCTAGTTCCTTTAATTTAGCTTCTCTTATTTTAATCTCTTCAGCTGTAACTTCTCTTGCTGTCCTAAAAATAAATCGACCTTCCTCGTATTCTGGGTGGAAAGACAAGCACCACTCAAACATATTATGAATACACTTTAAAACCCACCTTAAATCTTTTAACTGGTTGTCAGAGATTTCTTCCAAGTTAGAATATTTAGCATTCCCTCCAAGCCAGTTTGCTTTATCCATTGCCATTGTTAGCCAAAGATCCTCTTCAATTGCTTTTTTGTATTCGATTGTTCTATTTTGGGAGTTATTTAGAGAAATTTCTTTAAGATTTAATGGTAAATCTATAAACATCACTCCGCCAGCATTTCTAATCCCTGTGTTATTTTGCAATAATTCTTTAGCTTTAACACGACTATCCACAATTTCTTTCGGACTTAATCCAGCCTCACTCATTGCCTTTCCATCTAAAGAGGCTATCAAACTTTGTTTTAATCCATTTTTTGCCATCGCTTCGTTGGTCTGATCAAAAGCCCTCCTTAAAGACATCGCCCGCATTGCTCCAATCAAACCATTTGACCCAAAACCTTCTGTTCCGTTTGGGTTGACATACTGAAAGTGATAAACATATTTCTTTAGTCTCGAACCTTCAAAAGTATAGTCGGGGATTTCTTGTGCATACTGATCTAAAATTACAACTTTTGTGATTTCGTTATTAATTCCATCGTCTCCATAAAAGCCAACCCTTGTCCTTCCTTCTACAATATATGGTTCAAACCTAAAAACCAGTCCGCCGTTTTTCTTAGTTGGGAAACAAACCCCACCTCCCATTCCAGTGCCAAAAGCTGAGACAAGCATTTTTTCTAAAACCTTTTCCATTCCAGCTTCTTTAAGCCATTTGTATAATTTTTTGGCTTTTTTAGTTTTAACGGGTACGCCAGATTTATCTACTTCATCTACTTCATAGACACTTTTGTCTAAACTTTTGATGGCATTAGCAATTTTGGTAAAAATCCCGATGAACACAGGCTCAGCCATTGCAAGAGCAGTGACAGTCTGTGGATCAAACCTTGTATCGGTTTGTACGCCATAGCTATTTACATCAAAACTATAGTTTGAGGTGCTAAAATAACTAGATCCGTTATCATACATTTGCCCTTTTTTAAAGTTTTCTATCCAGTTTCGGGTGCTTATCTCCATTTAATAGCAAGTTTTAGGTTTTTTGTAGGTATGTCAAGCCTCTGCCTGTGCAAGTAGCCTATAATACTCTTTCCACCAGTTTGATTTTTCATTTTGCTTAGGGTGTAATTTGGTATAAACTGGGTATTTAATTGAGTCAATTATGTGATCGTCACCATCACTAGGCTCACCAGTTGGTCTGCCATCTCTATCTAGTAACCATCTATATTTTTCTACTTCTTTTTGTAATACTTTGTTATCTACAAAATAAACTTTAAAATTACCAGCAATATAGCTCACACTTGTTGCCCTACTACCCGAACCTTTGTCAGCTAAATGTATATAACTAGGGCTAAACCCTTTGTCAATTAGCTCTGATTTAGCTACTGGCATGTGATCGATATAAAAGTCAACATTAGCATAATTTGGCACGCTTTGCATTATTCTTTTGACTAAATCAGGTAAAGACAGCCCTTTTTCGTACAATAAATTATTGACGTAAATACAAGGCAACTCATCTAGTTTTTGAGCTGGAACATGCTTGACAGCAGTCAAAGCGGAGGGGTCTCCTTCGCCAGAAAAACCCCAGTCAATTCCGTAAAACTCAGTAGCCTCAATCTTTTTGTACTCTTCCAAACTTATACTTTCCCAATTGTTAAAGACTCTACCGCTCCGACCAGTACCAACCAAACCTAAAGTATTAGTTAGGTAATGATACGGATCAGTTGTTTTATATCGTGTGTGTTGCTGGTATAAATACAATTTCACTGCTCTTTCCCCACCTTCCTCTCTCAATTGTTCAAGCAAAACTGTGTTGTCATAAACAGTCGAAAAAGAATAGTGCCAGCCTAAATCTTCGTATTTCAAGCCGTCAGGGTGCGGAAACAATTCACCAGTGTTATAATCCTTTTCTAAAATTACCCCAGACTTAGGTTTCATGTGGTAAAACCCGTCGTATTCGCTAAGCTCTAAATCATAAAAATCATTTAAGATTGGAGAATTTGAAGGGGGTGTGTTAAAAGCACAAATAACTTGACCCCTCCATTTTTGGGCTTTGGTTACCTTTCGGTATTTGGTTTGGGTGTAAGATTCGCCAGTAACTTGATCAATCGTAGTGGACTGATAAGCTTCAGTTTCTTGCCAAGTTAAATCAAAAAACCTAGGGATTGTTTGCCAAAGCTGATTCCACATATCCCAACGCATAACTTCAGCAAACTCTTCAACAAAAACATGAGTAATATCTTTGTAGCCTTTCAACCTTGCCGAGTTGTTAGCGTCCACATCGAAGGAGTCAATACGGATTTGGTGACCATTTATTGTAATTCTACCTCTATCATAGCTTTTTTGTTTTAATTCGTTATAATCAATTTGTAAAAACTCTAAAACTGATTTAACTACACCATCAAAAATAGTTTTTTTAGCGGATTCTTTAGTGTTTCTCATCAAAAGAATATTAGCCTTCCATTTGCCTAAACCACCTAAAAGAATATATGCAATAACTAAATACAAACTTACCGATTTACCCGAGTCTCTAGCCCCAGCGATTAAAC